CTGCGGCGGCTTGCGCGGCGCGTTCGGCGGCAGCGGCGGCCTCGGCCTGCAGGCGTTCGGCGGCAGCACGCTCCAGCGCTTCCCGCTCCAGTTTCGCGCGCTCTTCGGCGGCGATGCGCTCTTCGCGCTGCTGCACTTCGGCACGCTGGCGGTCCAGCTCGTCCTGCTGCTCCTTCAGCTTGCGCGCGGTTTCCGCTTGTTCCTCGGCGATGCGGGCCTGCTCGACGCGCTCAGCCTCCAGGCGGGCCGCCTCGGCTTCCCTGTTCACGGCCTTGGCGTGCAGAGCCTGCAGCGCGCTCACGGTTCGTGCGCGGGTTTCCGTGGCCTCGGTGATGAATTCCTCGAAGCCGGCCAGGTCCAGGGCTTCCAGGTAGGCGATGCCCGCAGCGATGCGCTCGGCTGGGAGGTCGGTGGCCAGGGCCACATACCCGGCGATCTTGGCGATGCCGTCCGTGTGAACCTTGCGCCGTGCCGCCTCGGCCTGTTCCTTGGCGATGCGCTCGTCCTCGCGGCGCTTCTCGTCGGCCTTGATCTGTGCGTCGATGGGCGTTTCGAGGGCCTGAATCTCGGCGGTCAGGCGCGCGGCCTCGGAGTCGATGGTCTTGCCGAACAGCAGGGCCGGCGCCTTCAGTTCCGTGCGCTTCTTCTCCAGGTCGGTGCGCAGCGTCTTCAGCTCCAGGCGAGCGGCGCGGGCGGCCTTGTCGCCGGCCGTGGTGGTAAGGTCGTACTTCGCGTCCTTGTACTTCTCCCGCAGGATGGCGAGCGCGTGCTCGGTGCGGCTGTACTTGACGATGGCCTGGCCGTCGCGGACTTCGGCCTTGTCGATCAGTTCGATGGTGTCGGTCATGGTTGCCTCCAAAGCTTCTAGAAGGGGATGTCGTCGTCCATGTCGTCGAATCCGCTGCCTGTCGTCTTGGGCGCTGGCGGCGGCGGCGGGGGCGGGGGCGGGGGGGGGATCGCCGCACCGCGCGTAAATTCGAGCTGCCCCACGCGGCCCACCAGCTTGACGCCCATGGTGTTGTCGCGCTTCGTGAACGTCTCGACGTGCAGGTCATCCACCTGCACGTACATCTGCCGGCCCTTGGTCAGGTGCTCGGCCAACTTCGCGGCGCGGTCGCCCCACAGCGCGGCCTCGACCCACTGCGTGCGGGGCTCGGCGTCGCCCCCCTTGCGCCCGTAGTTGTAGGCCAGGGCCAGGGATGCCACCTGCTGGGAATCGGCGGTGGTGCGCAACTCGGCATCGCGGCCGAGGGTGAAAAGTCCGGTGAGTGTGGTCATGGGGTGGTCAGGCGAAGATGTTTTCGGGAAGGGCAGCGGGGTCGATGCGCTCGGCGGGCGGGGCCGCGGGCGCAACGTCGGGGGCCGGCGCCAGCGCGCTGCGCAGTTGCGCCTCGAACTTCGCCACCAGGGCGGCGAATGCGATGAGGTCGGACTCCAGCGCTTCGATGGCGTTCTCGTGGTCGCGGCGGTCGATGCGATGGATCTTCATGTGCCCGAGGTCGGGCGCCCACAGCACCAGGTCAACCCACTGACGTCCCAGCAGCCAGAGATAGCCGAGGCATTGGTCCATGTACTCGCTGATGTCGCCGTTGGCGATGGCCGTGAACAGGGTGTCGCTGCTCACCATCGCCTTGATTTCGAGGACGCCATCGTCATCGATCAGGCCATCGGGGCTCAGGCCATACAGGCGGTCGTCAGTGGTGAAGAACCCGACTTCCTCGACCAGATTCCCGGTGCGGGCTTCGTAGGCTGCGCGGGCCGGGCCTTCCTGTTCCTGGCCCATCCGCATGGCTGCGTTCTGGAACTTGGCCGGCGCCTGCCCGCCGCAACGTTCGCGGGCCACGTCGTAGGCATAGCCCAGCAACTTGGTGGAGGGCTCGCCTCGCGTGAGGCCCTCCTTCTTCTGCGCGGCGGTGAGCGCCTTGTAGTCGCGGCAGTCCTTGAAGCGAGAGCCCGTGATGCAGGCGCGGCGAGCTGCCAGCCAAAGTTCGGAGCCTTGGGGGTGGTTGTGATGGATCACGACTTTACCCCCTTCGCATCGACTTCCTTGGCAGCGGCCTTAAGAGCATCGCTTTCGGGGCGCAGCAGTTCGCGCTGTGCTTCGGTGCAGCTCTTGGTGAAGGCGCCGAGGGACTTCCACCCGCCCATGGCTGCGTTGCGAGCGGCCTGCAGCAACTCGGGCGGGATCGCTGCCGCGCCGCCGCGCCCGTCGTCGTCCTCTCCCTTCTCAGTCACGCCGCAGATGGCCTCCAGCGTCTGGCGCTCCAAGTAGGTCTTGGTGGACTTGAAGGCCTGGATGTAGTTCTTGCCGCCGCTCTCGTCGGGCGGGCTTCCCATCGTGCAGGATTCCGAGTGCCCCAGGCGGTGCTTCAGGATGCACGTCACGTCTAGCCAGTCGCGCGTTTGCTTCGTGTCCCAGCGATAGGAGAAGCCGTACTTGGCAAGGACCGGCTTCACGGCGTCAACCACGTCGGAGAGTTCCGCGTGCTTGTACTGTGTGCGGCCCTTCGCGGTGGAAAAGTCCACCTGCTTGCGCTTGATGATTTCGATGGCCTCCGCGCTGAACAGTGCCATTGCTTCGTTGTAGGCCTTGCGCGCGGTGTCGGCTTCGTACTCGCGCTGGATGGCCATCATTTCGCGGATGTCTGCGAGGCTCGCGCCCTGGCGCTGCGCGGTCAGCATCATCGCCATCGGCGAGTTGTCGGCCAGGGCTGGCAGTCGTTCTTGCGTTGCCGGCTCGGATTGTTCGACCGGCGCCAAGTCAAGAATTTCGGTTGTCATGGTTGGTGTCTCTCAATAGAAAATGGCCCGCGCGACGACAGCCGCTCCGATGCCGTTGATGAATCCGATGGCGATGCCAGCCCACCATCCGGACAAGAACGACGCGCGGGCGTCTTCCGTCGGGCTGGGCAGTTCGGCGCGAGGGGTGAGCCTCTTGTAGGCGCGGATGGCGTCACGCATCACGCTGCTCCACTTCGGCGCAGATGATGCGCAGGAGGTCGGCTTGCACGTCCCTGGCAGCGTCCCAGGCAGCGGCCCTGGCAGCGTCCCTGGCAGCGTCCCAGGCAGCGGCCCAGGCAGCGTCCCTGGCAGCGGCCCTGGCAGCGTCCCAGGCAGCGTCCCTGGCAGCGTCCCTGGCAGCGGCCCAGGCAGCGTCCCTGGCAGCGGCCCTGGCAGCGGCCCAGGCAGCGGCCCTGGCAGCGTCCCTGGCAGCGTCCCTGGCAGCGGCCCAGGCAGCGGCCCAGGCAGCGGCCCAGGCAGCGGCCAATTCATCATCCGTCGCATGGCCGTCCGCGTGCCGCTCCGCCACGTCAAGTGCAGCCACGCTGCGCGGGTCAGTCATCAGATGCTGCACGGATCGCGCGCAGTCCACAGCAAACAGCCGCATTTCGCGCCGGTGGCCGTCAACTGCACACAGGCACCACAGCGCATCGTCCAGACCGTTGCTGTCCAGAATGGTCGTGATCGCCAGCGGTTCGTCGTCGGCCTTCGTCTTGCCGAGATTGCGCAGGAGTTTTTCCCAGCCTGAGCGGCAGGGACCGTGCGCGCGGATCTTGTTGAGTGTTGTATGCATCACAGCCTCCACAGGTGCATGTAGATGACCGCAGACAGCACAGCCAGGATGACGACGGCGAGGAAATAGGCCCCGGCGTCGGCGCGTTCTTCGGCTCGCTCGGCGACCCGGCACACTTCGGGCGTCTCGCACTGGCGGCGGCCTTGCTTGCAGGATCCTCCGGTACAGGCTTGTTGCGCTGCCTCGCGGGCGTGCCTGCGGGCATCGGGTTTGCTGGCGAACCAGCGAGACAGCGGGCGGCAGTCGTCTTGCAGCATTCCTGGAGGCCATCCGGTCTTTCCGCCTTGAACGCGTTCGCCGAGCGTGTCCCAATAGTCATGCATGCAGCGAGTGCAGCCGTTGTCGCTGGGGCACGAGTGGCACAGGTAGGCGCCCTGGTGGTCCAGGTGTTCGCGGAGTGCGGTCATGCTTGCCTCCAGTTCACATTGCATGGAAACGTGGATCGGCGCATGGCCCACAGCCTCACCTTACGCGCGGCGATGCGAACCACGCGCCTTCGCTGGCGGGCGTTGCCGCTGGAGCGGGGGGCGGTGTAATCGATGTATTCGACCGTGTTGCAGGCCGGGCATGGAATTTCGCCGCCGTTGTAGAGCATTCCATCGCCAGCCACGCTGTCCAGATCCCACAGATAGCCATCAATGCAGCGGCCATCCGGGTAGTTCGCCCACGTTGGGGCCTCGTAGCCGCATGTCATGCTTCCCCCTTTGCTGCCTTGATGGCAGCGCGGGCGGCGTCCCATTCGCGCCCGATGGGCATGATGCGACCGCGCTTTTCAAGCTCCATCAGCCCTTCCAGCGCCTCCAGCAGTTGGTCATGCGTGTTCCAGCACAGGGCGAGGCGGGCAGCGTTGGCTGCTAGTTCCTCATTGGGAGCATCATCACGGCGCCCAGCTTGAACTAGTGCAAAAAACCGATTACGCGGCGGATCGCCGTGAATGGCATAAATCGTCTCTCCGCTTTCGCTAACCAGCAGCGGTCCCGGCGTATGCGCGCTCATCGCATCACCTCCACAAGAATCGTCACGACAGCGCAGCCATAGACCGCGCACCAGATGAGGGGGGAGGGGCGCATTACTTCGCCTCCACCGGATCAAACGACCGACTACACGACCGCGCCAGCGACAGCAGCGCCTCCTTGTGATCGCGCCAGAAGCGCAGCGCGTCGCGGCCATCCATCGCCACAATCCGCGCATCGTCAAAAGCGGCCCACTCAGCGAGCGAGTGCAACTCGCAGCCGATCTGCATGTGAGCGTCGAGGATGGTGACGACCCAATGCAGGCCGTAGAGTTGAATGGGCGTCTTGCTGATGACTACGCCATCGCGCCACTTGGCGCCCGCGAGGTTGGCGTCCGCGAGGTAGGCGCCCGCGAGGTTGGCGCCCGCGAGGTAGGCGCGCGCGAGGTAGGCGCCCGCGAGGTAGGCGCCCGCGAGGTTGGCGCGCGCGAGGTCGGCGCCCGCGAGGTCGGCGTCCGCGAGGTAGGCGCCCGCGAGGTAGGCGCCCGCGAGGTTGGCGTCCGCGAGGTTGGCGCCCGCGAGGTTGGCGCGCGCGAGGTCGGCGTCCGCGAGGTTGGCGCCCGCCTCTGTCGCCTTCTCCAGCGACAAGCGCATTTCCATGCCGCTTGGCGTGTCGTCTGGAATGTCCGCCGTGTACAGGACTTCACCATTCCAGCGGTTTTTGATCTGCACTTGCTTCATCACTCGTCCCCGTTCAGGTGGGCCAGCTCTGCGCGCTCTTTGCGCAGCGCATCCCAATCCGGCTCGTCGCGTTCGGTGCGCTCCGTGCCAGATCCGCCGCACGACCGGCAGCGCGTGCCGTCGTACATGCCTTCGCCGCTGCCGTTGCAGGCAGGGCAGATTTCGTCGTCGTCGGTCACGCGTCCACCTCGTTCGTGAGAGCTTCGTACTTGCTGATCTGCGCGAGAATTTCTCGTTGAGCTTCGGCGTAGGCTTCGCGCAGCTTGTCCAGCTTGTCGCGCAGTTGCATAACCGCGAGCGCGGCCTGTTCGTCGCGCGGCCTCAGCGTGAACGTGACTTCGGCGTCACCGATGCGGATGTAGTCCGAGAACGTCTCCCACGATGCTGGGCCGACGATGGACAGCAGGCTTAGAGCGAGGTCAGTGTTGCCCTTCTCCAAGTAGTGCGCCACGTCGGACAGGTTGTTATGCGGTGGGAGCCACACGCCGCGCGTGGCCTTGATCGTGATCGGGGTGTTCATGTCTGCTCCTGTGTAGAACTCCACTCCACGCCCCTGGCTCGCAGGGGCGCAGGCTGGGGTTCAGGCGTGGATCTGATAGGCGCTGATGCCGTAGCGCGCAGCGATCTGCTTGCGCACTTCCTCTGCTGCATCGCAGGCTTCGCGCACGAACTCCCTTGCGACGAGCCCGACCATGCGGACGCCGTTGATACGCGCGTATTCGTCACGCTCGGCGAAGCGGGCGCGCTCGGCGCGGTATTCGGCGGTAGCGCGGTATTCGGCAGTGGCGGCGGCTTGCTTGCGCTCTTGCTCTGCGCGCACTTCGCTGTTGATCTGCTTGGTGGTCTTGCCGGTGTTGCGGCCAGCGCAGACGCGCCCGTAATAGACGATCTCGCCAGAGTCCAGCTCCATCGCAACGGTGCACTTGAGGTTGGACTTGCCGCAGCAGTCGCAGGTTGTGCGCTCGTCTGTGATGCCTAGTGCCTTTGCCATCTGTCTGCTCCTGCGGCCCTTCGTGAGCCGGTGGAGAGAGTCTACGCATGCGAGACTTGCCGGTCAACAAACGTGAGACATTGGCCGACGAACGGTAGTCGGTGAAAACCCGTATTTGGCACTGGACATTCGGCCAGCACTGGCCGCATAATCAGGCCGCCATAGCTCGCACCTAAGGCACAATGCAGACTTCTAGAGCCCTCAGGCTCTGTCGTTTCAGCCCTTCAATGGGCGCGTGGTGCGAGCACGGAAGCGACAGGCCCTGAGGGTTCTTTCGTTTCCGGTGGCCGTCAGGGCGCGTTAGATGATGGGCCGCAAGTGGGGCCGCACCCAGGAAACCGCGACACGGTAAGGGGCCGAAGTTGGGCCGCCCGGGGCAGATCCGAAAGAATCCGTGGGGCTCGCCGAACCAGCACGCCCGGGGGTCAGTTCACGCTGACATGCTGGCCGCCTTTGCGCGGTGTGATCCTCCCTCGCGTCCCTTGGTGGGGCAGGGGGAGCCTGTCTGTGATCCCTGGGGGTTTAGGCCCCAAAGAGTGGCAGGCGCCAGTACCAAAGCGCCCACAGCGCCACGAGCGGCCACGCAGCCGCCATGACGATTGCGGCAAGGCCAGCGATGACGCAGGCAGGAATCCACCCGAGTAGCACGGCCCAAAAGCCGTAGTTGGCCGACATGATGAGCCACGACGCCGCGAAAGTGCCCAGCCACGTCACCACGCCGACGATGAGCGACAGCCACGCATACCAGCCGTTCATGTAGAAGTCACCTTTCTGGTGGCCGGCATCCGATCCTCAACGGTCGCGTCGTCAGCCGCAGTCTCAATGTACGCCATCCACAGCGCGCGGAGCTGCTTTTGCTTGGCATCGCTGAGCCCATCGTATTGGGCGGCAAGTTGCATTGCTTCCATGCTGATCGCGTCATCCCACACCAGCGCGTCTAGGGTTGTGCCGTAGAGCTTCGCCAGCCGCCTCAGCCAGAAGGCATCCGGCACGCTGCGACCAGTCTCCCAATGCCCGACCCCCTGCTTTGAAATCGGGTAGCCCAAGGCCGTGAGCCTGGCCGCCGCCTGCTCCATGGTCATCCCTGCCAACTTGCGAGCGGCAGCCAGCCGGGCGCCCAGGGCGCGCTTGTCTTCGTCTGTCGACGCCATGCGCGCACCGTAGACCGTCCGACAAACGGCAGTCTCGCAACTGTTGACATGCGCAGTCTCATAAACGTAGACTCGCGGAATGGAAGACACCACACCCGAGAAGGCCGCGCTGCGCCGGGCGGCTGAAGTGCTAGGCGGGCAGGCGGCCATGGCTGCGGTGCTTGGCTACGACGACCGGCGCGCGGTCTGGCACTGGTTCGGCACTGACCGACGATTCCCCGCCAAACACTGCCCCGCCATTGAGCGCGCGACCCGCGAGAAGGCATCGGCAGAGGGCGACCCCACGCTGATCGTCACTTGCGAGGAACTGCGGCCCGATGTCGCGTGGTCCGTGTTGCGTGAGCAGACCAGCCCCAGCGAGGCCGCATGACGACTCGGACAGTACGGCCAAAGGCCGATCCGACAGTACCCCGGCCTGCACCCGCAGGCGTACCTATCCCATCCGTGCGCGCCCTTCTCATCCGCGCGCCCTTCCCCGCCGGCCTTCGGGTCGGTGGGGGTTTCTACACCCGCTGACGCATGAGCCTCGAACGCAAAGACGTGCGATTCAAGCTGCACCCTGACATGCATCAGGCGCTCACCGTTCTCGCCGAAACCGCCTAGGTCGATATCGGCGAGTTCTGCGAAATGCTCATTCAGCGAGAGGTGGTTCGTCGTGTTCATGAGGCTAGTCTGATTCACGAACGCACGGCGCGCTTGGGAATCTCCGGGATTGGCCGGGAATCGTCGGGAGGAGCTGGGAAATGACAGGACTCAGAGGGACTTCACCAATGAAAAACAGCGATTACGACGAGTTTCTGCAGGCCAAGGCACAACTAGACGGCGAGCATGGATTCGCCCCGTTGTGGTTGCCTGACACCCTGTTTGATTTTCAGGCCGCGATGGTTGATTGGGCTTTGCGCAAGGGCCGGGCCGCGCTGTTTGAAGACTGCGGGCTTGGCAAGACGTTTCAAGAGCTGGTGTGGGCGCAGAACGTGGTGATGCACACGAACGGCAATGTACTAATCGCGGCCCCGCTGGCGGTGGCCCAGCAGATCGTCCGTGAGGCGTCCAAGTTCGGCATTGACGCGTCGCTGTCCCGTGACGGCAAGGCACATCGCGGCATCACGGTCACGAACTACGAAAAGTTGCACCTGTTTGACGCTACGCAGTTCGTGGGCATGGTCTGCGACGAGTCAAGCATCCTCAAGAGCTTTGACGGTGCGCGCAAGACGGAAATCACACAGTTCATGCTCAAGCTGCCCTATCGCTTGCTTGGCACTGCGACAGCCGCGCCGAACGACTACACCGAGTTGGGCACGTCCTCCGAAGCCTTGGGCTACTTGGGGCACATGGACATGCTCAATCGCTTCTTCAAGAACGACCTGAACAACAGCGCAACGGGACGCATGCGTGGCGAAGTCATCAAGTGGCGCCTCAAGGGTCACGCGGTGGAGCCGTTCTGGCGCTGGGTGTGTTCGTGGGCGCGTGCCATGCGCAAGCCTTCCGACCTTGGGTTTGACGACACGCGATTTGTCCTGCCGCCACTGGAGGAAGTGGAGCACGTTGTCGATGTGGAAAAGATCGCCGAAGGCATGCTGTTTGCGCTTCCGGCTGTCGGCCTGAAAGAACAGCGCGAAGAGCGCCGTCGATCCATTGAGGAACGATGTGCAGAGGTTGCCAATCTGGTCAACAAGACCGGACAGCCTGCATTGGTTTGGTGCGAACTGAATGACGAAGGCGACGAGCTGGAGCGACTGATACCTGACGCTGTGCAGGTGAGCGGGAAAGACAGCGATGACGCGAAGGAGGACAAGCTGCTGTCCTTCGCTGATGGCAAGGCCCGTGTGCTGGTCACGAAGCCGAAGATTGGTGCGTGGGGCCTGAACTTCCAGCATTGCGCGCATGTCGTCACGTTCCCGACGCATTCGTTTGAACAGCACTATCAAGGCGTCCGCCGTTGCTGGCGCTTTGGTCAGAAGCGACCTGTCCGCGTTGACATCGTGGCTACGGAGGGATCGCGCGGAGTGCTGGCCAACCTACAACGGAAGGGCCGCCAGGCGGATGAGATGTTCGCCTCGCTCGTGTCTTACATGAACGCCGCGCAGGCGATTGATCGCGTGCGCATCGCCACCAAACCCCAGGAGCTTCCCGCATGGCTGTGAAAGATCAAGTTGTCACCGACAAGTTCGCGTTCTTCAATGGTGACTGCATTGAAGGCATGCAGGGCCTTCCTGATGCATCGATTCACCTGTCGGTGTACTCGCCCCCGTTCGGCGCGAATGATGGTGCGCTCTACACCTACAGCAGCGACGACCGCGACCTGTCCAACAGCCGCGACTATGAGCAGTTCTTTGCCCACTACGAATTCTGCGTCCGCGAGTTGACGCGCGTCACGATGCCGGGTCGCATGTCGTGCGTGCACTGCATGGACGTGCCCAAGAGCAACAGCGGAACCGACAGCTACATTGACTTTCCCGGCGACATCATCCGACTGTACGAGCGGCTTGGGTGGACCTACGCAGGCCGTCACATGATTTGGAAAGAGCCGCTGGAGCTCCGCCTGCGCACGATGCAGAAGAACCTCGCTCACGCTTCGCTGGTGGCTGACAGCATCGACTGCGGCATCGCGTCGGCTGACTACCTACTGCTGTTCCGCAAGCGCGGGAAGAACCCGGTGCCTGTGCAACACCCGGTTGGAATGCTGGAGTACGCCGGGGAGAGAAAGCCGCCTGCGGATGTGCTGTCCTATCGCGGATGGACCGGAAAGCAGACCGAGAACCGATTTTCTCATTGGATCTGGCGCCAGTATGCGGACTGCATGTGGGATGACGTCCGATTTAATCGTGTACTGCCGTTCAAGGGGGCACGGGACAGCGAGGACGAGAAGCACGTCCACCCGCTGCAACTTGACGTGATCGACCGTTGCGTGGTGCTGCGTTCCAACCCGGGCGAAACGGTCCTCACGCCGTTCGGCGGTGTCGGTTCAGAGCTGTACAGCCCGATCCTGCATGGCCGCAAGGCTATCGGCTGGGAGTTGAAAGAAAGCTACTGGCGCCAAGGCGTGAAGAACTGCGAAGCCGCAGCGGCTGGCTATCAGTTTGACCGCCAGAACAGCGAGCTTGTTTTGGAGTCTCAAGAGGTCGCCTGACATGACCCACTCCCACCTTCGCCGCATCGCGCCCGCGCGCATGACCGACACCGAGCGCGAATCAGAGATCGCCCGGCTGACACAGGAAATGGAAGCCGCCTACGCCATCTGGCAGAGCGACGGCTGCTTTGCCGCTCGGGACGACGCTGACCGGCTCATGCGCGAGCGTGACGACCTGGTGCGCGGCAGGAGCGCGGAGCAGGTTGCGCAGATGGAAGCGGAGAGGGGGCTCGCGTAGTGGCTGGCGACTGGATCAAGATGCGCGGCAACCTGTGGGATGACCCGCGTGTTTCGCGCCTGTGCGACCTGACCGAGTGCCAGGAAGCGCAAGTCATCGGCGGCCTGTACTGGCTGTGGGCCACGGCTGACCAGCATACGGAAGACGGCATCCTGCCAGGCCTGACCCTGCGGCAGATTGATCGCAAGAGCGGAGTTCCCGGCCTGGGCCAGGCCCTGTGCGAAATCGGCTGGCTCGAAGACCGGCCCGAGGGCGTGCGGATTCTCCGGTTCGAGGAACACAACGGCACGTCCGCGAAGCGTCGCTGTGTTGACGCACAGCGCAAGGCCAATGTCCGAAGTCTGTCCGCATCAGATGCGGACAACGTGCGGACAAAGTCCGGACAGAAAACGCCGACTCTCGGAGCTAGAGAAGAGAAGAGAAGAGAAGAGAAGAATACCCCCCTACCCCCCAAGGGGGTGGACGAGTTGCCCGGCTTCGCCAACTTCTGGCAGGCATGGCCAACTGGCGACAGGAAACAGGCGAGGGGCAAGTGCCTCGAAGCCTGGAAAAAGGCCGGGGCCGAACCCCAGGCTGCGCTGGTTCTGGCCCATGTCGAGCGGATGAAGGCGTCGGACCTGTGGACCCGTGAGAACGGGCAATTCATCCCCGCGCCGTTGGTCTACTTGAACCAGCGGAGATGGGAGGGCGCGGAGGTCGAGGCGCGAAGACAGGAGGCCTTCGTATGAGCCTCGAAAGCATCCGCGAAATGCGCCGTGCCGGGTTCGCTCCTGACGGCCCGGTGGTGGTGCTGATCGGCAAGCGGCCGAAGTCCGTGGACGATTCCGCCGCGCTGGTGGTGGTGGACGGCTCGCCCCGGCAGGACTGGCGCCCGCTGGTCGGCCTGTGGGTGTGCCTGGTCCGTGGCGATGGAGTGGACGCGCGCACCGTGATCGCGGTGGTGGAAGCGCTGCAATCGGTCGGCGTGAAGTGGTTCGGCTACGTGGACCGCGCAGAGACCATGCCCGGCACTGTTGGGGCCGGCCCGCAGCATCACGCCCTGCTGCGCAAGACATGGGAGTCGCTATGCCTGTGCTGACCCCCGACGAGATTGATTTCAGCCTCTACGAGCGCGAGACGGACGCCCAGCGCAAGGTCAGGCCAGCCCGTGAGTGGGTCCAAGACCTGATCGACCGCATCGGCCAAGAGGCGCGCGAGAAGCGCATCACGATGCCTTGGCCGAAGACGCACAACCTCGTGCAGTTCCGACCGGGCGAGGTCACGTTGTGGGGCGGTGCGAACGGCAACGGGAAGTCGCTGGTGACGGGCCAGGTTGCCGTTTCGCTGTGCGCGCAGGGTGAGAAGGCTTGCGTGGCGAGCTTTGAAATGAAGCCGCTCAAGACGCTGGAGCGCATGGCGCGGCAGTGGTCGTGCTTCAACGCGAACGATCCGGCGTTCCGTGGCGTGGACGAGGCCACCAAGGAACTGCGCGAGGTCTACGGGCAGTTCCGCGACTGGACCGATAGCCGGCTTTGGCTGTACGACCAGCAGGGCACCGTCACCGCGTCGCAGGTCTGTGCCGTGGCCCGGTACTGCGCGAAGGAACTCGGCATTACGCAGGTCTTCATCGACAGCTTGATGAAGTGCGTGGCCGGCGAAGACGACTACAACGGGCAGAAGGCGTTCGTGGACGAGCTGTGCGCCATCGCACGGGATCACGCGATCCATGTGCATCTGGTGCACCACATCAAGAAGCCGGCGAATGAAGCCTACGTGCCGAACAAGTACGACTACAAGGGATCGGGCGCCATCGTTGACCAGGCCGATAACGTCATCACGGTCTGGCGCAACAAGGAGAAGGAAAAGAAGCGTGCGGCCGGCGCGTCGGTGAACGAGGCCGACCCTGACACCCGCCTCATCTGCGACAAGCAGCGCAACGGCGAGTGGGAAGGAACGATCGGCCTTTGGTATGAGCCGAACTCGCAGCAGTTCGTTGCGCACGACGGCGAAGAACCGACGAGTTACTACCGTGCATGACCTGCACCGACTGCACCCGCCACGCCACGCATCCGAGCTGGCGCCAATGCGACCCGGCGTGCCTGGAGTGCGGCGGACGGTATCTGCGGCTGATCCAGCAGCTTCGCATTCCAGCGGAGGAAAAGCGGGAGATGTTGAGGGCTGCGCTCAAGGTCTGGACGGACCTGGGGCACAGCGAGGCGGAACTGCGGCGGTTGGCCGCGAGGAAGGGTAAAGCGTGATCCACGTCCCACTGCGCACCGTTAGCGGCATGAACGCCCGCGAGCACTGGCAGGCCCGTGCCAGGCGCGTGAAGGGCGAGCGGCAGCTTGTGGCGTGGCATCTGGCGTCGGTCAAGAAGCCGGCCGTTCCGCTGGTGGTGACGCTGACGCGGATCGCGCCAAGCAACGGACTGGACGACGACAACCTAGCCGGCGCCCTCAAGGCATGCCGCGACGAGATTGCCGAATGGATCGGCGTGAACGACCGCGACCGAAAGACGGTGCGCTACGAATACGAGCAGGAGCGGGGGCCGTGGGGCGTGCGGATTGAATGGAGGACAGCATGAGAGGCTACACAGCACAAATCTGGCTGGCGACGGCGCGCGGTGGTCGCAGCACGATTGCAGAGCTGCGCGAGGCGTGCAAGGTATCGGACAAGACGCTGACCGCATCGGTGCGGGCGATGGTGAACAACGGGGCCATCCGTGCCTTTGGAGACGGCACCTACGGCATCACGCCGGAGTGCGTGTTCCCGCAGGGCGTGACGGTGGTCGAGGCGCTGGACGCGCTGGCGGTGACGAATGCCGGGGGTGCGCGGTGAGCAAGCCGAGCAAGTCCGCCATCATCGGAAAGTGCCGCGTGGACGAGGATGGATGCCTCATCTGGACCGGCAAGGTTTCACACAACGGCCACCCGACCGGCTACGTGTGGGAAGACGGCAGAAGCCGCAGCTTCACCGTCCGCCGGTATCTGTGGGAGATGTACACGGGCGAGCCTGTACCCGATGGCATGGTGGTTTCGACCCGCTGCGGGAAGGCCGCATGCCTGCACAAGAACTGCCTGCACGTCATCACGCTGGGTGAGCGGTCCAAGCGGATGCATGAGCAGATGACGCAGGCGACGAAGCTCACCAGGTCGCGCAAGCTGTCCGAGGCGCAGAGGGCTGCGCGGGGGAAAGTGTCGCCCGAGCAAGTCGCGGCGATCATCAACAGCGACAAAGGACCGTACACGACGGCGCGCGAGCTGGGTGTGTCTGGCGTGGTCGCGTCACGGATCAAGCGAGGGCTGGCCTACAAGGAATACACGGCGCACCCCTTCGCCGGCCTGCTGTCCGCCAACGATGCGCGGAGGCGTGCGTGATCCGCGCCTACTACAACGAGATCGACCCGCAGGCCGCGGCATGGCTGCGCAACCTGATCGCCGCCGGCCACATCGCGCCTGGCGACGTGGACGAAAGGAGCATCGAGGATGTACGGCCAGCCGACCTTGTGGGATACCGACAGTGCCACTTCTTTGCAGGCGTCGGGATCTGGAGCTATGCCCTGCGCCGCGCCGGCGTGCCAGACGACGCGCCCGTGTGGACGGGATCCTGCCCTTGCCAGCCTTTCAGCACGGCAGGCGAAGGAGCGGGGTTTGCTGACGAGCGGCACCTGTGGCCCCACTTCCACTACCTCATCGAGCAGTGCGGCCCTGGACTTGTTCTTGGCGAACAAGTTGCGAGTGCTGACGCAGACCCTTGGGTCGACCTTGTACTTCTTGACTTGGAGCGACTGGGTTACGCCTTTGGGGCGCAGGCGTTCCCGGCTGCGGGCGTCGGCGCGCCCCACATCCGCGACCGCCTCTACTGGGTGGCCCACGCCCCAGGCGCGCGACTGGAAGGGCGCGGATCTGGCTGGAGTGCACGACCGGGGAGGCAAGGGGCCACCGCTGAACGAGGTGGCGCGGATGGCGGGCTGGCCGACACCGCAGGCAATGGACGGCAGCGGCGGTGGACAGGCCAAGCGGGCGATGGGGGAGACGCGGCACGGGTCCAACTTGAACGACTTCACGATGCTGGCGGGCTGGCCGACCCCAACGCAGACGGACGCACTCAGGCACCCGGCGATCGACAACACCGCGGCGAACATGACGCTGAATCACACCACGCTGCTTGCGGGGTGGCCAACGCCAGCAGCATCGGACGGGAGTGGCGGCAAGGGTCCACGCAAAGGGGTGAGCATGAAGGGCCGAATGCCGGACGGCTCCAAGGTGACGATGGATCTCTCGGCCTCTGTGAAGTTGGCAATGGATCACGCCGGCCCGGCCCGACTAACGGCCACTGGCGAGCTGCTGACTGGCTCCTCTGCCGGGATGGATTCTGGCGGCCAGCTCGACCCGGCACATTCCCGCTGGTTGCAGGGGCTCCCGCCCGAGTGGTGCGCCTGCGCGCCTACGGAAACGGCCTCTGCGCTCCGGCGGCGGAAGAGTTCATCCGCATCGTGATGGAAGCCGGCGAGGTGCTGGCGTGAGCTTCTGCACCAACTGCGGCCGGCCCTTGAAGAACCCACGCCCGAGCGGGATGGGCCGGGTCTGCGAGAAGAAGGCGCCCCTGCCGCCGGCAGCCGTCGAGCGTGACCTATTCGGCTACGACGTGGCCGCCGCTGCATCTGCGGCGCAGGAACGAGTGGCGCTGTACGTGCAGGAGCGCGCCACGCTGGCGCACGCCGCCGTGCGCGCGGCATTCAAGCGGGTGAGGGCAGAGCAGTGATCCGAGAGCAGCCCTTCTTGTTGGCCAGCGGCCCATGGGTGCAAGTGAGGGACGGCAACCCCACGGCCGCCGCGCTCTATGACCGCCACTACTCGCGCAGCCCGGCCGCCCGAGGCGATGCCCGCGTGGCAGGCCCAGGCGAGAAGGTGGTTCTATTGACGCCGTGCGCGCGCGCCCTGTTCGTGTGGCGCCGGTTCATCAGCAAAGATCCCAGCGCCGGGCCGCTCGACGTGAACTGCGCCATCTTCCGCAACGAAGGCGCCGGGCTGGCCAGCGACCTGATCCTGGCCGCCGAACCGTTCGCGCGCGCCAGGTGGGGCGAGCAGCGCCTCTACACCTACGTCAACCCGCGCCGCGTGCAAAGCACCAATCCGGGCTACTGCTTCAAGCGGGCCGGCTGGCGAGTGTGCGGCATGACGAAGACGCGCCGGTTGCTGATCCTGGAGAAGTTGCCTTGACCACCACCAGCCCCATCATGATCTGCCCCACGGTTCCCCTGGGTGCGCTACCAGACGCCGAGCGTGATGTCCTGCGCCGGCTGGTCACGCAGTACTTGGTGGGTGCCGACGCGGACCACGACAAGGAATGGCGCCGCTTGTGGCGCGACTTGTTCGGAGCCAACCCCGGCGAGTGCACGCAGCTGTACCGAGCCGAAGCCCGGGACAGTGCCTTCCACCGCCGTCACCGCGCGATCCTGGCCAACTTGCTGGCCAACGTCGAGGGCTTTACCAACGAAGACGCGCTGCACGACTGGCTGAAACTGAAGTGCTGGCACGTGGACTGGGTGAATGGCAAGCCTGTTCCCGCCACGACCAGTTTCGACGGCTGCAGCGAAGCGCGCATGCGCAAGTTCAACCGACGCCTGGTGGACCTGCTGCAACAGCCGTGGGTGCAACGGCATTTCTGGCCGCACATCAAGCCAACGCAGCGCGCCGAGATGGTCGAGCTGGTGCTGGCCAACCAGAAGGACAAGAGGGACCAGCAATGAGCCGTCTTCCACCCAACGTGACCGCCGCGCGCGACGCTGCCATCGCCGCAGGACTGAGCCGCTACGACCCTGGTGTGCCATGCCAACAGGGCCACCGCTGCCAGCGATTCACGGGCTGCAACAGGTGCGTGGAATGCGAGACCGCTCGCACCAAGTCGTACAGATCGAAAAACGCGGCGGCTGTGCGCGAGAACGCGCAGGCCTACAGGGCCGCCAATCGGGAGAAGCAGAACCTTCAGGCCTACGCATGGAGAAAGAAAAACAACGACAAGGTGCGTGCCTCCCACAGCAAGTGGCGCGAAAAGAACGCGGAGAAGGTTGCCCAATACCAGCGAGATCGCGCCGAGAGTCGGAACCAGTCCAATCGTCGCCGTCGGGCAGAGCGCAAGGCGACCGATCCGACCTATGCGCTGTCCGAGACCTTGCGCGCGACGACGAGCGCGGCGTTTCGTCGGTTCGGCTACCGCAAAGGAACAACCACCGAGCGAGTCATCGGTTGCACGTGGGATGAACTGCGCTCGCACATTGAGCGCCAGTTTCTTCCCGGGATGACTTGGGCCAACCGCGGAAGCATGTGGCACGTCGATCACATCTTGCCGATGGCTGAGTCCAAAGACCGGGAAGAACTCCTGGCCCGCTGCCACTTCACCAACCTGCGCCCCCTGTGGGCGCTGGACAACCACAAGAAACATGCCAAACGCCTGCACCTTATCTGAGGTGGACACGGTGCTGGCCGATCCAGAGGAGAGCACATGAAGCCCCACATCTACATCAGCGGTCCCATGTCGGGCATGCCTGACCTGAACTTTCCCGCCTTCAACGAGGCGGCAAAGGCCCTGCGTGCCGCGGGCTACACCGTGACCAACCCCGCCGAGCTTGACGCACAAGACGCCGGGAAGGTGCTGACTTGGGAGCAGTACATGCTCCGGGACATCGTGGCGTTGATGCAGTGCGACGGTATCGCCACGCTGACGGGCTGGAGCAATTCGCGCGGGGCGACGCTGGAGATTGACATCGCCACGCGCTTGAGCATGCCGAACTGGCCGGTGCATACGTGGCTGGCGATGCAGGCGCAGAGAGCACGCAACGCCGCGCGGCAGCTTTCTGGCACGCCGTTCTATGGGCTCGGCTTGGCGGCCAACGATGCGCGGAGGCGGGCGTGATTCGCTGCACCCGCTGCCATCGCCCGATGCGCGCGCCATCTGAAACGGGGCTCGGCCCGAAGTGCGCGCAGGCCGTGCTGGGCCGCAAGCCGAAGCCTCGCCGTGTCGTCGGGACTTCGGCGAGGGACGAGCGGACGCCGGATCTGTTCGAGGGGGTGGCGTGATTCACTATCACGGGCTTCCCATCACGCCGGAAACGGCCGCGCTATCGGCCATAGGTGGCGGACATGCCTTTGTCAGCTTCAAGACGCCGCACCAACTGGCGATAGTTGCCGAGGCGTGCCAGTCGTTCGCCATTGACAACGGCGCGTTCTCTGCGTGGCGGGCTGGTGCCCCCATCACGAATTGGGCGCCGTTCTACGAGTGGGCCGCTCAGTGCAAGTTGATCCCGTCGTGCGACTTTGCCGTGGTTCCAGATGTGATCGATGGAAGCGAGGCAGACAACGACGCGCTTCTGTCCGATTGGCCGCTTCCTCGGTGGTTCGGCGCACCTGTGTGGCACATGCACGAGAGCCTTGACCGACTGGAGCGGCTGGCGTCTGCGTGGCCGCGCGTCTGTATCGGCAGCTCGGGCGAGTTCGCCAGCATCGGCACCGCTGCGTGGTGGGGGCAAATCGCCCGCGCAATGCGCGTGGTGTGCGACGACGACGGGCGCCCGATGTGCAAGTTGCACGGACTGCGGATGCTCAACCCGGAAATCTTCACGCGCCTTCCGTTCGCCAGCGCCGACAGCACGAACATCGGCCGCAACGTCGGCATTGACCAAGCATGGCGCGGAACCTACACGCCGCCCACCAAAGAAGCGCGTGCGCTGCTGATGCGCCAGCGCATTGAGTCTCAAAACGCACCCGCACGATGGGGGTTCATCGTCCCCGAAGTCAACCAAGCCGAACAAGGAAGCCTACTGTGATTTACGTTGCCATCGCCCTCTATGCCGTCGCCATGATCGCGGCCAACCTGATCGTTGCCGCTCTTGGCCCATGGGTCAGTCCCATCAATGCCTTCTTTCTGATCGGGCTTGACCTCGCGCTGCGCGACTGGTTGCATGTGCGGCTGAAGTCGTGGCAGATGGGCGCACTGATTGCCGCCACAGGTGCGCTCACTTACGCGCTCAATCCAGCGGCACAGCACATCGCCATAGCATCGGCCGTCAGTTTCGCGGTAGCAGCGGTGGCCGACTGGCTTGTGTTCGTGAGCATGCCTGGGACTTGGTTCCAGCGCAGTGCGAGCAGCAACGTGGCCGGTGCGCTGGTCGATTCTGTCCTGTTTCCTACGCTCGCATTTGGCGCCCTGATGCCAGCCATCGTTGCGCTTCAGTTTGCGTCCAAAGTCGCAGGCGGAACATTGTGGGCGTGGCTCCTGTCTCGCGCAGTGCGCAACCACGCATGACTGACCGCGCCCGCCAGCCCGCCGTACTCCTGCGCCGCATCGCCAAGCTAGAGGCCCTGCTAGCCGCAGAGAAGGAAATCAGCGACAGGCTGAACACGGCATACCGGGAAACGCTCTATGAGCTGGTGGATGCGCAGATGAAACTCAAGCGGATTGAAGAAGTGATGAGGGGTGATGATGACTGACCAACGCATAGAGTTGGACCTGGGCAACGCGACGATGGGTGGCGAGCAGTTGCCGCAGGTTTGGTCGTGGATTCGCACCATGCTGGCCGCCGGGCATTGGCTAGTGCTCGTCGTTCGCCTTGCGACCCGATCCGACGCGCAGAACCGGCTGCTGCATTCGCGTATCAGAGACGTGGCGAAGCACTTCCACGAGTGGCGCGGCGTGCCGATGGATGACGAGGACTGGAAGCGAATGCTCGTGGCCGCATGGTGCCGAGTGCACAACGAGCCGGCGCGGATGGTCCCGGCCTTGGATGGACACGGCTTCGAGGTGCTTTACCGGCGCACGAGCAAGTTGAGCCGCGCAGAGTGCGTAGACCTGAGCGACTACATCATGGCATGGGGGACAGAGCAGGGCGTCCAGTGGTGCCCCGCATCGCTGGCCGAGGACATCCCACGCAGCACGACGCGCCGTAAGCGCGAGCGCATCGACGCCGAAACGGGCGAAGTCATGGAGGAAGCATGAAACCCCACATCCGAAAGGTACGCGGCATCTGGACGGTGCGGGAGTGTCACCGACTTATGCGCCCATATGCGCCGGGAGGGTGTTCCTACAGGTTCTTGCCCGACCCTTACGCAACCATCGGCCACGGCTACACCGTCCGCGAAGCCTGCGAGGACTGGAAAGAGCAGATGCAGGCGCAGAGAGCATGACCTGGACCCGCCCCGCCCAACCCGCCCGCGAGCAGCGCATCGCCGAGCGCGCCGCGCGCAACGCCGCCCAGGCGCTGACATGCATGCCAAGGCGCGCGGCTGTCATGGGCGGGGCGACGGCAGGGGCAGCGCCACAGACTGG